AAAGAAGGCTGGAAAGGTTTACAATTAGCCATGAAAGCAAGAAAGTGGAGAGACCAGAAAGGTTTAACCACTTCATTTGAATAGGAGAAAAATGAGTAGCACTGAAGCACCAATCAGTATCAATCTCAAAACAGCAGGAGGCACACAGATAACTCTGCGTGCAGAAACAGCAGACCAGTTTGCTGACATGATTGCACAAGGTATACATGTTATAACCGATGCAGTTACTGAAGTAGAACTAGCAGTCAAAGGGACATCAGCAAACAAGCCGATGTCAGTAGCAGACATTGCCTCTAGTTTCAATGCAAACATAGCATCCACAGAATCAGGTGGAGAAGAAACAGTAGAAGATAAATGGGGTAACACTTGGGTATACAACAAGCCAGGTGCACCATCATGTGAACGTGGCGTCATGGTTCTTAAGTATGGTAAAGCACAGGCAACTGGCAAACCATACAAAGCATTCTATGACCCAGCAGCAGGTCCTCGTTGGACTGGGCCAAAAGTTCCAACAGAACTACGTACTAAGCCAATCTTTGCTTAGTATTTTATAGTAAATGGGGGCTGAGTCGTGGTGCCAGCCCCCATCTACAGTAAAGGAGAACAATGAAAACATTAATTAGAAGTGTTAACAATACAAATGTAGGTGGCGAACCTTTACCTGCCGTCTTTAAAGTATTTGAAAATGCAGGAATGATATTACGCAGAGCAGAGGTAACAGTAATAGCAGGCACCCCAGGTGCAGGCAAATCATCAATTGCTTTAGCAATTGCAGCCAAAACTAAACTGCCAACTCTTTACTTTAGTGCAGATACCAATGCACATACCATGGCAATGAGATTGATTGCTATGACTGGTAACATCAGCCAGCAACAAGCAGAACAACTAATCAAACGTCAGCCAGAAAAAGCAAAAGAAGTATTAGCCAATGGTAATCATTTGTTTTGGTGCTTTGAATCCAGCCCAACACTAAAAGATTTAGATGAAGAAGTATCAGCATTTGAAACCATTTGGGGCAAGAGCCCAGCACTTATAGTTGTAGATAATCTTATGGACATAGCAATGGATGGACACGATGAGTTCGGTGGTATGCGTGCAGCCATGAAAGAACTTAAGTATCTAGCCAGAGATACAAACGCAGCACTACTTGTATTGCACCATACCAAAGAAGGATATGAAGGCAGTCCGTGTCAGCCAAGGTCGTCAATCCAAGGGCTAGTCAATCAGATACCAGCAATGGTATTAACTATTGGTCAGATGAAACAAGCAGATATGAATTACCTATGCGTTGCCGCAGTTAAGAATCGCTATGGCAAGGCTGACCAAACAGGTAACAATTATGTTACTCTTGCATTCAACCCAGAATCTATGTATCTAGATGATGTTATGATTCGTTATATGCCACAGCAACAGGAGTTTGAATGAGCAATCCACGCAAAGCAAAGGGTTCCAGCGCAGAAAGAGATGTAGTTAATTGGTTAAAGAAATGGTACCCATATGTAGAGCGTAGAATTGCAGGTGCACATCTAGACAAGGGAGATATAGCAGGAGTTAATGGTGTAGTTATAGAGGTAAAGAACCACAGAAAGTTAGACCTATCCGCATGGGTAAAAGAACTAGAAGTAGAAATTCAAAATGATAAAGCATGGACAGGTGTAGTCATACACAAACGAACAGGTAAAGGAGATGTAGGAGAATGGTATGCAACAATGCCAGCAAAAATATGGATAGAATTAATTAGGAAGATTAATGGACAAACATGATGTATCTGCCTACTTAGCACACGTAGGCGCCACCCTGCCAGCAGTGGGGCATGGTTGGCGCAAGATGAAGTGCCCATTCCACGGAGATAAACACGCATCATCAGCCGTAAATTATGAAGAAAATAGATTCAAATGTTTTGGTTGTGAAGCACAAGGTGATGTATATGATTTAATAATGTATAAAGAAGGAGGTAATTATATTGAGGCTATCAAATTCGCAGAGAGCATATCTCTTGCAGGCAACAGACCAGTACGCAAAGGACCTGCATCTAGCAACAGAGTATCTTTCAACTCGGCATCTATCGGTAGAAGAGGGCAGAAGTTTTAGCCTAGGTGTAGTAGCAAACCCATTGCCAGGACACGAGGTATATAAAAATAGGTTAGCAATCCCTTACATAACACCATCAGGTGTGGTTGATATTAGGTTTAGAAGTATGAACAATCACGAAGACCCTAAATATATGGGTGTACCTGGGGCTAAGACTACAATGTTTAATGCACAGGTAGTCTTAACAGCAGGTAGTTATGTATGTGTAACTGAAGGTGAGTTAGATACAGTAGTGCTATCAGTTAAGACAGGTCATCCATCAGTTGGTATACCTGGAGTTAATAACTGGAGGCCATACTACGCAAAGATACTAGATGATTTTGAAACAGTAATTGTATTAGCAGATGGTGATAACGCTGGCTTAGAGTTTGGCAAAAGACTAAGTAGAGAACTACATAATGTTAATCTATTACAAATGCCAGAAGGACACGATGTTAACAGTATCATTGTGCAAGAAGGAAAGGAGTGGATAGATGAGCGAATTCGAAAATGCTTGGGCAACTGATGAAGATTTTTGGGAGTTTGTTGGAGACAATAAAAAGTTAGTTGGCATAGCAATATCAAACGGTCAAGGACTAGACATTCTTAATGCACTTAAAGATATCTATACTACAATAGAGAAAGAACCAGAAAGTGCTATGCGTATGCTTACACTACTAGGCACAGTTATATATGCCAGCAGCATAGGTGAAGGTAAACAATTCACGGATGAGATACAAGTAGTATCAGCAATGGAACAATTTGATAGCAGTATGAAGGAGATGTTAGATGAAGAATCCAAGTGATGTTGATGTAATCCTTAACGAACTACGTAGTATTATGATGAAGAAGCAGGAAGATTACGGACCTTTAAATATTGCCCTTGCCCCTGGCGGTGCTATGAATGGGCTGCGTGTTAGGATGTATGACAAGTTGGCTAGGTTAAATAACTTGGCTGACAAGGACGCCACGCCCAACTTTGAATCTATTGAGGATACCCTCATAGACCTGGCTAACTATGCCATAATAGGACTATTGGTACAAAGAGGACAATGGGAGGGCATCCACAATGTGGAAAGTTAGAAATCCATTTTACTGGGTAGATACACTCAGAGAAACTATACTTGTAGTTTGTTATCGTTGTTCCAAAAATTTTGAAATACATATAAATAATGTTCGAGTATATAATTATTGTGGTAATTGTAAATAAATGAATCAAGAGTGGGTACAGGAATATGATTTGCTTGTGTCCACCCTTGGCATGGAGTATTCCAGAAAATATTCTATAGTTGAACCTTCAGATATAAAACAGATTTTATGGATGTGGTTTGTTACCCATCCAAATAAATATACAGAGTGGTCTAAGTTGCCACCTAAAGATAAAGAAAAACTAATTGCAAAGTCATTGCGTAATGCTGCTCTTAAATATTGTGAGCAAGAAAAAGCCCGTAAGTTTGGTTACGATATGGTTGACCTTTACTACTACGACCCATCAGTTATCGAAGCATTTTTGCCATCTATCCTGGCAGATAGTTATGAGATACCTAGTAAAATACAAGACCTTAACTTTAAGTTTGGTAAATCAGGAGAAGTAACAGACGGAAACAATTGGTTAGTTCTCAGGTCAGATATAGAAAAAGCATTCAACAAGTTAGCAGAGGCTAAACAAAATATTTTAAGACTAAGATTTACAACAGATAAATACGAGTGGAATGACTTAGCCAAAGAATTAAACACATCAGCAGATGGTGCACGCATGAGAGTTACACGTGCAATTAATTCTTTGATTAGAGTACTGGGTGGATGGCGTACCTACAACGATACAGATAACTTAGAGTCTAAAGATGAAGAAGAAGATGACACAAGAGCCTAAAGAAATAAAAGATTTATTTAAAAAGGATTACAGCAGGGCAATGGACCTACGTGGTAATCCTATAGGTGATATCTGTGTCTGTGGTTCAGAACTATTTACGGCTATAGTTGCTTTTGAATATGGCGAAATATGTTTCTACTTTCTAGATGGAGAATGTGTAAACTGTGGTTCATTGGTCACCCTACCTACACCAATAGATGATATAGGAATGGACTGCATGTAATGCCTTACTATGATTTTGAATGTAAAATTTGCACTAAAGTAATAGAACTTACTGACCCTACTCCACCACCTTGTACCTCTTGCGGAAATGTAATGGTTCGTATATGGTCCTCTACACCAGTACATTTTAAAGGAAGTGGCTTCTACTCAACAGGAGGATAAAAGTTTTGATTGATTACCCAACATGGAAAGATACGCCAGCATGTACTGGTATTGATGTAGAGATATTCTTTACTGAAGAAAGAGGTAACTATCCACACCTTGATTATATTAAGAAAATGTGCAACACTTGCCCAGTACGAGTCCAATGCCATACTTATGCAATAGACAATCTAGTGCAGGGAATATGGGCAGGAACTACTATGGAAGAAAGGAATAGATACAGAAGTAAGCACGGGATAGTTGGTAAAACAGTTCTTCCTATATCTGTATTTAACAGTAACTATGATAGTTAATTTAAGTCAAGAAGAAGTTAGAGTATGTACTTTGTTAGCAGTAGAACGATGGCTTACTAAGTTTGGTTCAACAGATAGACCTAACTATGCACAGGGTAAAGCAGATGGTAAGTTAGAGCCAGAGATTAATGCAAACATAAGGGCTAATGTATGTGAGTGGGCAATTGCAAAACAATATAACCTAGCCTGGAATACACCTTGGTATCCAAATGGATTACATACTAGGCGTCATCCTTTATCAGATGTTGGAAACAATATAGAAGTTAGGTCAGTTAGAACTCAAACAAGTATCCCATTCTGGGAGAAAGACAAAGGAAGAATTATAGTTGGGGCTAAGTGTTTAGATACAGAATACTATTCTTCTGTAGAAGTATATGGTTATATTAAACCTGAAGAGTATATGACTGATGAGTACTATGATAATTACATCAATGGTC